CTTTCGCAATGGTTATGCTCGTGATGCTCCAAGCCTCACCATAGAATTAAAAGCTATACGCTTTGGCACTGGTAAACCCGAATGGGGCGCAGAACCCAACAAAAAGTACTTCGTACTATACTTAGGTAAGATTATTAACACTAAAAATATCGACAAATGAAAAAAGAAATTAAAGAGGGAGCATTTATATATTGCTCTAAGGATAATGCACCATATAACCTTATGGGGGTTATTACTGAAGATGGTTTGAACTTATTTCTAAAATTAATAAGAGATTGCTTCGTATTTGAAGGAGTAAATGCAAACATTAGAGAAGTTTATGATGTAACTGAATCACTTATTAGGTGTAATGAAACAGAGTTTAAGAACTTGAAGTTTAAATTAGAATTCAAGTCAACAGTAACCAATTCAGAAAAGGTATGTATAAGAAAAACCTACTTGTAACCGTATCAGGAGGTCGCAGCTCGGCACGTATGGCACGGCATATTCAAACCCACACAAAGTATGCAGACTATAACAAAGTTTTTGTTTTCTGCAATACAGGTATGGAACGCCCCGAAACTATCGCCTTTCTCAAAGATATTGTAAAACATTGGCAAATACCTCTAACCCTTATCGAGGGCGTGTATTCCACTGAGAAAGGCGTAGGAGTAGGCTATAAGGTAGTAGATTTTGAAACAATGGATATGCAGGCTCAAACCTTTGCTAATATGATAGCCCACAAAAACAAAGGAGCATTTAGCGGGCTACCCAATATGAAAGCCCCTTACTGCTCCGAGAATCTTAAAAGCCTCCCCAGTAAGAAGTTTGTCGATGAAGTATTTGGAAAGGGTAACTATCAAATAGCGATAGGATACCGCAAAGAGGATATGCCTAATCGCATCAGCTGGGCAGAGATAAAAGCTGATACTAAGCGCATATTTCCTCTGCTGACAGATTTTGAAGTACCTATAGGACAACAAGAACTTAATGCTTTTTGGAGTACTCAACCTTTCAAACTTGGCATACATAACAAACTCGGCAATTGCGAATTATGTTGGAAGAAAAGCACTACCAATCTAATTGAGAATATCAAACACGGAACCCGCTTTATAGACTGGTGTAAAACACAAGAAAGCACCTATCAAAGCACAATGTTCCGCAACCACTTAAGTATTGACGATTTAGTACGTATGGCAGCCCTGCCTAATCAATTAGCCCTGCCTTTTGACCAAGAAGACGCCTGCGTATGTGTCTTTTAACAAATAATTAAACAACAAATGAAAACAATCAAAGATTTAACCGTAAAAGTAACCTACACTGTAGGTTTATCAGATGTAGAAGTACCTGAAGAGGTAGCCAAACAATTAGAACAAATGGCAGATTATGGATTTTCCATTTGTGATAGTGAAATAAACAAATTTCCTGAAGCTTTTAACTGGATCAGTGATAATATAAGTGAGGAAGATGCCCTCTACTGGGAATACGAAGTAGAAATTAACTAATAACATTAAAATCACAAAGACAAAATTACGATGGCAAAATTACGACAAATGAATGAAACAGCAAAACAAAATAGCCAAATTCTTCTGTGTAATGGCTATGTAACCTACGAAGGCAAACGCTATAATGAGTGTGCGCCGTTTGAAAGAGAGGCGTTTAACGAGGCTCTGCACGTGGTGCGAGGCGGCAAGAAACGCAATTATACTTCTGTAAAACTTTTCACAACAACAAAAGAGAATTACACCCCCAGCGGCAAGGTAAGTAAGGCTATGTTTGATTGCTTGATAAGTAAGGCATACGCTGATGAGGATAGTACAACGGACTATTTTGCTATTACGGCTACTCACGGTATATATCACTTATGGGTCGCTGGTGAATGGGTACGTGATGAGAATGCGTACCGCTCAACAATTGCTATAACTTACAACGATAGTTATGTAATGTACAAGGGTGAGTTTTACGAATTGCAATTCACAAATGAACAAAAGAGCAAACTTCTTGAGTTATTGAGCAGAGTGTATGAACGCCTTGAAAAAGAATATGAGGATGAACGTTGGGCTGATTATTACGAAACTGAAAAATCAATGGCATACGCACACAATATGAACAATCTCACTGATGATTGGTATAGTTTAACCCTTTAAAATCTTACGACTATGAAAGAGCAAATCACAACCTTAGAATTAGATAAGTGCTACCGAGTGAAATATGAGAGTATTAGTTGGTGCATTAGGGTTTATGAAGAGTTTGTATTTAGCAAATACTCATCATTAACAGCAATAAGAGTAGATAATTCGGGTATTAATACCAGAGAATTCCTAATGTCTGATTCATACCAAGATAGTAAGTATAACGTGCAAGAGATTAGCAATAGTGAGTTTATGCACGAGTTTCGCACCAAGCGTAATGAGATAAACAAACTGATTAGAAAAATCTCCAATTAATTCATACACGTAGAAAAGTGCCGTGTTATCCTTAAATCTGTACATAATTTATCACAACAACGCACGACACTTTCTTTAAGAACAATAATTAACAATTAAATATACAGAAGAATGAGTTTAATAAAAAAAGCAAATGAGCTTACAATTCAGACTAAAATTAAAGCCCTTATATATGGGCAGGCTGGGACAGGGAAGACTACCCTTGCGCTATCATCACCAAAGCCATTACTTTTTGACTTTGACAATGGGGTACACCGTGTGAATTTCGCACACTTGCAAGATGTGGACACTGTACAGATACGTTCCTATCAAGATTTTTTGGACGTACTTAACAATGAAAACCTTGCACCTTATGAAACCTTTGTTATTGATACTGGGGGCAAAATGTTAGACTTTATGGGCGAGTATATCATTAAGAACAATCCTAAAATGGGGCGTGCTAATGGTATGCTAACACTACAAGGCTTTGGAGAGCGAAAAATGATGTTTTCAGCACTTGTAAAACGTATTAGCATAATGAATAAGCACGTGGTATTTGTTGCTCATAGAGAAACAAAAACAGAGGGCGACGATACTCGTTACATTCCTCAATTTGGAGGGACAAACTATGACAACCTTGTAACAGAGTTAGACCTTGTAGGGTATGTAGAGGCGCAAGGGCGTGAACGTACAATCACCTTTGACCCTACCTCACGAAATGATGGTAAGAACTCGTGCAACTTACCTCCATTGTTCAAGATACCTACTATCATTGACGAGCAGGGTAACCCTACTGCGCCTAACGACTTTTTCACAACGCACGTAATTGAGGCGTACAATGCGCGATTGGAACAGCATCGCAAGGCTAATGAAGCATACCAAAAGCTCATTAAAGAGATAGAGGACAATATAGCGGTTATCACAGATATAGACAGCCTTAATGAAACTGCTCAACGAATACAGGAGTGGCAACATATCGGCAACTCTAAAGTGATTGCTGGTCGCAAACTCAATGAGAAGGCGGCAACTTTAAATGCGAAATTCAACAAAGAAAGCAAGCAGTATGAAGCAGTATAACATATATCCTACGTTGTTGGATAGTTTCACAAACTATCTTAATTCATCGGTAATCTATCAGCAGTTTTGGGGCTCATCTGAAGCCCCAACGCTGACAGAGGAAGAATACGAGCGACAAGCCTTTCAAGATCTCATTAACCGTATTAATAGAGTGCCATTCGAGAGTGAATCCGCTGACAAGGGTACAGCGTTCAATGAGGTTGTTGATTGCATAGTTGAGGGTCGCAAAAGTACTAAGATAGATATTCACAGCGAGGGCGAGGTAATAATGGCAATAATCAATGGCAGGCAGTTCGTATTTTCAAAGGAACTTGCTAAGAGTATAGCGAACCCTTTGAAAGAGGAAAATGCGCTTACTCAATACAGAGTTGAGGGTACAATTAGCACTCAATATGGTGAAGTCTTTTTGTACGGATATTTAGACTACTTGCTACCCTTTAAGGTGGTAGATTTAAAGACTACTGGCAAATACAATGCCTTTAAATATCGCAACAACTGGCAGCACATTGTATATCCTTATTGCTTAAATCAGCAAGGCATTGATATAACCGATTTTGAGTATTTGGTTACTGATTTTAAGGGGGTGTATAAAGAGGCTTATGCCTATATGCATAATCTGGATATACCACGATTAAAGGAGGTATGCGAGCGTTTTATTGAGTTTTTGGAGGGTAACCGAGAACTTATTACTGACAAAAAGATTTTTAATGAACAAACTGCGAATGAACACAAGGACTATCTTAACCGATAGTATGGAAATCATTATAGTAAAACCAGTAGTCGTGAGGTTTTCGCACCTAAGCGTTTTAGTAACGATTTTTTTAAAACAAATGAAAACAGTATTTAAAGTAGGAATGGAGGTTTGGGATAAAACAATATCTCCAAACAAAGGAAAGGTAATAGAGGTTCTTAACGATACAAAATTTCCTTTCCCTATTAAGGTGAAATTTGATGACGATTTGAAAATCGACTACACAGGCGATGGTTGTTTCGTAAAAAGTGAAGGTGCTATACCCACACTATCCACTTCAGACTATTCTATCGACATTATAGGCTTTGAACAAAAAGCACCTGCTCCAACGTATGAGGAAGTCATCAAAGATACACGCAGTAAAGGTGATTATTACTATTTACCTGATAGTTTAGAAGCTCCAAGTGAAGAACTTGTGGAAGCAACAATAGCACTTTTAAAACTACTATTTCTTAGAGACTATTATAATGAGGGTTGGAAGCCTGATTGGAAAGATAAATCTTATAAAGAGATACTTTGTTTTGTAACAGATTTTCATAACAAAAAAGGTTTCAAATATAAATTTTGTGCAAGCCAAACTGAACCTCGTATTTTAGCTTTTAAAAATTCAGAAATAAGAAAAAGATTTTTTGAAGAACAAAAAGAACTCTTAGAAATCGCAAAACCTTTATTATAACTATGGAAATACAAGGACGAATTAAAACAATATTCGCTACTGAAACAGTTGGCGAGAATGGCTTTCAGAAGCGTGATTTAGTTATCACAACGGAGGAGCAATATCCTAATGATATTCTCATACAGTTCACGCAACAGCGTTGTGATTTGCTCAACAATTTGAAAGTAGGTCAGAATGTAAGGGTACATTTTAACTTACGCGGTAGAGAGTGGACAAACCAGCAAGGCGAGGTTAAGTACTTCAACACAATTGAGGGTTGGAAAATTGAACTCATTCAAACCACGAATGTAGCGCAACAACAGCAGCCTATGCCTCAGTACCAGCAACATCCACAAGGTTACCCACAGCAATCGCAATACGCACCGCCTCAACAAGCACAAGCGTACCCGCCACAAGGGCAACCGCAATATCAGCAGGGGCAAATGTTTAACCAGTACGGACAAGCACCCGCACAAGACGGCGTGCCGTATTAAGAAACAACAAAAAAGCAAGTATCAATCGGGATAGTAGCAGGTTCGAGTCCTGCCTTGCTTTCAAAATAAAGACAAAATGAAAAATTTAAACTTAAAAGATATAAAAGAGTGCTTTGAGTTATACAAAGTAGCTTTTAATAAGAAGCCGTACATTAGTAATCTTGCTAATGAGCTACGTATTAAGACGACTGAATTGATGAAGTTTATAGTTGAAAACGATAAACATTTTGTTCTATATCAAAATGACAAAGGTACTTATATTTCACAAATGTATGTCGAGTTGAAAGATAGAGAAGGTACGAATGAATATGTTGAGTATAATAAGGAAAGATACAAAAATACAATATTCCTCAAAGTAGTATATTATGACTACACTAACGATGTTATATTTCATTATGTAGAACAAGACTCGGCAGATGATAAAAGGTCAAGCGAATGGCGTAATACACCAGATAAAATTGATAAAATAAAACCATATCTACAACAAAACACATTTACAGGAGGAGGTTATGGTGATAGTTATACAAGAAAGTATGATAATTATTTGTCAAAGGAAAATATAAAGCTACTTATGTCGCAAGGGTGGCAGTTTGCGAATTATAATGAAAAAGCTGATGAATAACAATGAAAAAGATAACCATTCCGAGTAACGTAAAAAACGGCAAATTGGTACAAAATCGCAATCTTATACAAAATGCTATAGCTTCATTTGAGGATACAAATATCAATATCACCATTGAGAGGCGAAGCAAGAAACGAAGCGTACAACAAAATGCTTTCTATTGGGGCGTTTGGATACCTATCATTCAACAAGCTATCAATAACACTTGGGGCGAGTTTTACCCTCCTAATGAGGTTCATAATGTACTGAAAGCCTTGTGTAATTATGAGGAGCGTCCTAATCCTGCTACTGGTGAGATACAACGAGTGCCAGTGAGTAGCACCAAGTTAAGCACTTATGAATGGGAAAAGGAATTTAAACAACAAGTAAGGCAGATGTGTATGGATAATTTCAATCTTGATTTGCCTGAACCTGATAATGAGGAATAAACAAGTTTTAAAGTAAAATAAGAAACGTTGTAATTTTTGTCCATTGTGCACCCCGATAGGCAAGCACTCACGTTCGAGCCGTGAGCGGGGGCTAAAATAAATGAATTGATAATTATGGTATACGGATATATTCGGGTGAGTACAGATAGGCAAACCGTAGAAAACCAACGCTTTGAAATAAAGAACTTCTGTAAGAAGAATAATATGAAAATAGATGGTTGGATTTCAGACGAGGGAATATCAGGAACGAAAGACCCTGAAAAACGAGAATTAGGAAAACTCTTAGAAAAAGCAAAGGCAGGAGATTATATCCTTTGTTCAGAACTATCACGATTAGGTAGAAGCTTAATGATGATTATGGCTATCTTAAACGAATGTACAAAGAAAAAGGTAAATATTTGGACAATCAAGGATAACTACCGATTGGATAACGATATAAGTAGTGCTGTGATAGCTTTTGCTTATGGGCTTTCTGCACAAATAGAAAGACAACTTATATCTCAACGAACCAAAGAAGCATTAGCCCGCAAAAAAGCTGAAGGGGTATTTATAGGTCGCCCTAAAGGAAGTCTTTCAAAAAAAGTTAAGCTAACTGGAAATGAGGATAAAATACGGAAGTATATAAAGCAAGGAATGTCTCAACGTGAAATTAGTTTAAAACTGAAAGTTTCTAAGGGTACTGTAAATCGTTTTATCAAAAGAGAAAAACTACATCAATACAAGAAAATAAATGAAAACATTTTATAAGGCATTACTAATCACTGCTGAGGAAGCAGGAATTAATATAATTTCTAATGAACGCTGTTGTCAGTTATTAGCGTGGGTGTTGGAGATAGGAGGTTATACAGAGGAAAGCACTCATAATATTAAACTCAATCAAGATATTCATATAGCGCAAAAACGCCTGAATATATTGGGAGGAGAAACGCCTAATACTGAACTGCTAACCATATTTCAGAAGTATCATTTAGAACTGCTAAACTTTTTAAACAAAAAGACAAAAAAGCCTCAATGGCTAATAGACTTTGAAAATTACTATAGGTTAAAACCTTACAAAAATAATTAACAACCCGATTTGAGATGAGATTGAGTGCGCATAAATCTTTATCAAATCTCTAATTTCAAATCAAAATGAATGAGTATCAAGAATTTTTAAAGAACAAAATCAAGATCGCTCCTAAACAAGGGTTTGAATGCTCGCTCGATGAGATTAACCCTCGTATGAAGCCCCACAATCGCCTTATGGTAAAGTGGATGGTCGAAGGCGGTAGGCGTGCTTGTTTTGCCTCTTTTGGGCTTCACAAGACCGTTACCCAGCTGGAAGCGGTTAGGGTAGTCCTTCAAAAGTTAGGAGGGGGCAAAGGGCTAATAGTATGCCCGCTATCCGTACGACAAGAGTTTGTCGAAGACGCTAAAAACATTCTCGGCTGGGAGGTAGCCCCTAAGTTTATACGCCGTATCGAGGAAACGGACGATAAGGACGGTATCTACCTAACTAATTATGAAAGTATCAGAGACGGCAAATTAGACCCTCGACACTTTCAGGTGGCAAGCCTTGATGAGGCGAGTATCCTCAGAGGATTAGGAGGCTCTAAAACATTCCGTGAGTTTATGAGGTTATTTACAGGTGATGCCGGGCCAATGCAACAGCGCAGAGTAGCGGACAACATCAAATACCGATTTGTAGCCACAGCCACTCCCTCCCCTAATGATTATATAGAGTTATTAGCGTATGCCGACTTCTTAGGGGTAATGGACGTATCACAAGCCAAAACACGCTTTTTTAAACGTGATAGTACTAAGGCTGATAAACTCACTTTGCACGCTCATAAAGAAGAGGAATTTTGGCTATGGGTGTCCTCTTGGGGGCTTTTCGTTACAAAGCCTTCTGATATTACCCAAAACGAAGCAGACGATATGGGCTACATACTCCCCGACTTAGATTTGCGTTGGCACGAAATACCTACTAACCACGAAAACGCGGGGGTAGAAAAAGACGGACAAGGAAAGTTGTTTAAGGATACAGCACTGGGGCTACAACAATCGGCACAAGAAAAAAGGGAGTCATTAGATGATCGCATTGCTAAAATGTTAGAACTCCGTGCTGAAGACCCTGAAGCACATCGTGTAATATGGCACGACTTAGAGAGCGAACGCAAGGCGATTGAAAAGGCTATCCCAACACTAAAATCAATATACGGTTCTCAGGACTTTGAAAAGCGTGAAGAGATTATAAAGCAATTCTCTTATGGCGAGTTGCAAGAGTTGGGAGCAAAGCCCGTGATAGCAGGCTCAGGGTGTAACTTTCAACGGTATTGCAGTTGGGCAATATACTTAGGGATAGGTTACAAGTTCAACGACTTTATTCAATCTATACACCGCCTGCAACGTTTCCTACAGAAAAACGTGGTGCGAGTAGATTTAATCTATACCGAAGCCGAACGCAACGTGCGTAAAACCTTAGAAAACAAGTGGAAAAACCATAACAAACTCGTAAAGAATATGACGGAAATAATCAAGAAATACGGGCTATCTCATTCTGAAATGGCTCAGGTGCTTACTCGCAAAATAGGGGTAGAGCGTATGGAAATAAAGGATAATTATTACCATATTGTAAACAATGACAATGTGTTAGAACTTGACCCTAAAGAAAACCCGCACGCACTAAAAGACAATAGTGTAGGGCTTATCCTTACTTCAATACCCTTCAGCACCCAATATGAGTACTCTCCTAATTATGCTGATTTTGGGCACTCTGAAAGCAATGAGGAGTTTTTTAAACAAATGGACTATCTCACCCCTAACTTATTCAGAGTATTGCAACCTGGCAGGATAGCGGCTATACACGTAAAAGACCGTATTGTGCCAATGGGGCTATCAGGAATGGGCGTACAAACCGTCTACCCTTTTCACGTAGATTGCATACAGCACTACACCAAGCACGGTTTCGCCTATATGGGTATGAAGACCATTGTTACTGATGTTGTGCGTGAAAATAATCAAACCTACCGCTTAGGGTGGAGTGAGCAATGCAAAGATGGAACTAAAATGGGAGTAGGAATGCCCGAATATCTCTTACTATTCAGAAAGCCTGCTACAGACAGAACTAACGCCTATGCTGATGAACCAGTTGTTAAGAGCAAGAGTGATTATTCGCGTGCTAAGTGGCAAATAGATGCACACGGATTTACACGCTCCTCAGGCAATCGTTGTTTATTCCCTGAAGAGTTGGCTAAACTACCTCACGATGTGATCTTCAAAGAGTACAAACGCTTTTCGTTGGAAACAGTCTATAATCACGACTTCAATGTAAAGATTGCGGAAACATTAGACCTACACGGCAAACTTCCCACCTCGTTTATGTTATTACAACCTCAGAGCTGGAGCGAAGAAGTATGGACAGATGTAACGCGTATGCTCACCCTCAACGGCTCACAATGGAGCAAAGGAAAAGAGATGCATCTTTGCCCAATGCAGTTTGACATTGCCGATAGAGTTATTGAGCAGATGAGCAACAAGGGAGATGTAGTATTAGACCCCTTTGGAGGGCTAATGACAGTACCCTATCGTGCAGTACTTAAAGGTCGTTATGGAGTAGGTTTTGAACTCAATCCACAATACTTTTTAGATGGTGCAGCATATTGTGAAGCAGCTGCACAAAAGATAAGTATGCCAACGCTTTTTGACCTTATAGAAGAAGCAGAGGCAGAGCAAAAACAAGCAGTCTAATACATCATTCATTTGTCTCCCCTTGTCTTTGGCGAGCGTTATTATTTGGCGTGCCATTGTCCAGAGAGCAAGTTAAGGGCAAGGGGAGTTTTTAATGCCTACACTATGGAAAGAGAAACATTTGTTTTTTACAAAGATTGGTTGAATGTTATTCGGGATTTGCCAAGTGAGGTTCAGTTGGAAGTTTATCAGGCTATTACGGAATATGCCATATATGGTAACTTGATTGAACTAAAACCACTTGCAAAAGTAGCATTCGGATTTGTAAAGCAAACGATTGATAGGGATACACAAAAGTATATATCAATCAAAGAAAAGAGAAAAGAAGCAGGAGCAAAAGGAGGAAGACCGTTGAAAACCAATGAATTAGAAGAAAGCAAAGAAAAGCAAAAAAAGCAATTGGTTTTTGAAAAAAGCAAAAAAAGCAAAAGCCCCCTTAATGTAAATGTAAATGTAAATGATTTTTCTCTTTTAGAAAAAGAGAAACAGAAAAGAGTGTGTGTCGATTTTGGCGAGGGCGAAAAAAAAGAACAGCCTTTAAACGCTAAAAAAGAAACCTCCCCCCAAGTTGCGCCCGCCCCCCCTCCTTTCAATTTCAGAAAGGCAATGCTTGCGGAAGGTTTTGCCCCCGAACTTGTAGATGAGTGGTTAAAGATTCGCAAGGCAAAGAAAGCTATAAACAGCGAACTTGCGTTTAAAACATTCATTGAGCAGGTGAGAAAAACAAATCAGGATATAAACGCGATACTGAGTATCATAGTTCAAAAGCAATGGAAAGGTTTTGAGGCTGACTGGCTACATAACACACAAGCCCCTCACCTCATTGCTAACAATCAAATCATCTTAGACGAAAATGGAAACATCATTACAAACGGACAACAGCAGCAATCTACAAGTGATAAACAGCAGTATTATGTCGGTCGCCAAACAGCCGATAACATTAGAAACAATATGCAAGGCTGGGGAACTCACACCTTTGGCGATAGCTAAAACAAGCCACCAATATCCACGACTTAGAGACCTTAACCGCGAAGTAATAGCCCCAACATTCGGAATGGTATTCACTCGCATTGCTACTCTTGTAGGACTTAAGGGAGAAATCGACCCTTTGCAAAAGCAGGAAATATGGAATGCTGTTTTTAGTCGTTTTTCAGGACTTTCTTTTCAAGAGATATACAAAGCCTTGATTAAAGATACATCAAACCTTGATGTGCTTGCAAACATAGATCTGTGGAGGGAGAGAATTTTAGAGACTGGTCATGTAAGATCCATGATTGATATTAGCGAGGCGATAGACAAGCTAGAGAGCTACCTAATTAACAACGGGAAAGACCTTTCAAAGAGTGAAGTCTTTCAGCTACAAAACACGTTAGATAAACTAAATTCTGAAAGAATAAATAATTGCAGAACGAGGAATTTAA